ATCGACATCCGCCTCATTGTTACCCTGGCGGGCATTCTTGTGAGCGTGGCTGGCGCATCTGCGGTCGGCAAGATGCAGATCAAGTCCATCCTGTATCAGCTTAAAGACATTGAGTCCCGAATCCGCGACATCGACAGGCGGATTGACGTGCTGGACACAAAGTCCGAGAAGCAGGACCAGCGGCTTGATGTGCTGTCCTCAATGTCGTCCCCAGAAATCTTGCGGCGCGACCATATGCAGCTTGCCTCCGCGCTGGCCGACATAGACTACTTGAAGAAAGAAACGGAGCGGCTGCACAAGATTCACAACGGCGTGCATCCGCCCGTGTCAGACGTAAGGAAAGCCACATGATCCAAGCATTGATCGGCCCGGTTGCCGGGTTGCTCGATAAGTTCATCGAAGATAAGGACGCCAAAAACAAGCTGGCGCATGAGATCGCCACGATGGCAGAGAAGCAAGCGCATGAAGTTGCGCTGGCTCAGATTGAGGTAAACAAGGTCGAGGCTGGCTCAGATAGCTTCTTCAAATCTTCATGGCGGCCATTCATCGGATGGGTATGTGGCGTTGCCTTTGCGTATCACTTCGTCATTCAGCCGTTGCTTCTTTTCTGTGTTGTGACTTGGGGCTGGACGATCCCGGCGCTGCCCGAATTTGATATGACCAGCCTGTTGACAGTGCTTGGCGGGCTTCTTGGGCTTGGGTCGCTTCGCACGTTTGAAAAATACAAAGGCGTCAACAAATGATCGTGGATCGCCTAGAGAACATCATCGCGTCTCTTCGCAGAGAAGAGGGCTTTCGCTCGCACGCATACAAAGACCACCTTGGCTATGTAACCGTGGGCATTGGGCGCTGCATCGAAGAAGGCGTCGGCGTCGGCCTATCGCTTGAGGAAGCTGAGTATCTTCTGATGAACGATGTGCGGCGGTGCATTGACGAGCTTGGCAAAGCCCTGCCATGGGCATCCTCGCTGGACAATCAGCGCAAAGAGGTGCTGGTGGAACTTGCGTTCCAGATGGGCCTGCCAAACTTGTTGAAGTTTAAACGTATGCTGGCCGCAATGAAGGACGGTGAATTTGCAATGGCTGCCCAAGAGCTACTCGACAGCAAGTACGCGCGGCAGACGCCAGCGAGAGCGGAAAGATATGCCAAGCGAATTTGCGGGTAGAGGCAACCACCAGCGCGGCGCGATCAGCGAGGCGACATTGGCGCTGCACATGATACAGAAAGACTTCACTGTTTATGTGCCCGCGTTTCGCGCCACCTCCCCAATCGACTTAATATGCATCCACAACGACACGCAGGATGTGGTCTACCTCGACAGCAAGTCAGACAAGCAGCGAATTGTTAAAGGTCGAGCAAACCCATCGAGGATACACAGAGTGCGGACGCAAGCGCAGAAAAAATTGGGCGTTTACATCGCGTACGTGACCCGGCGCGGGGCTATAAGTTTCTCGCCCAAACTGCCTAAACACCTGAAAGATTTGATGGATGTTGATTTTTGAGATCGACTTTAGCGACGGATCGTCAGAGGCGATCCCAATCGCGAGCGACAAAGATTGGTCCGTCGATAGCGAGAGCGGCTATCTAATCATCGAGCGAGTTGATGGTGCGCGCATCATCGCTCCGCTCGTAAACATCATTGTGGCGAAGGTGACGAGGGATGGCAAAAAATAAAATAATTGGCGTGGCCGCGAGGCCAGAGCCGGTGAAGCATGTTACGTCAATCGGCTCTAGCTCTTTGACCCGCCCCAAAAACAAGGCGAAACGCCGCGCCTACAAGAAGTATCGCGGGCAGGGACGTTAGTGACTATTTGCTCGCCGCCCTTACGAATGTAAATATTAACTGGACAGGACTCTACTGTTTTAACCTTCATACGCCGCACATCCCTTCGCATTCTTCGTTAAACATATTGATCTGGCCTTCGTCCTCGACGGTGGTCAGGTCAACCTCGGAAAGGGGCTTGAGGGACCGGTGAACGAATAATTGGTCGTTGCCGCCCGACGAGCGGCTGTCTCGAATAGCCTCATCGACGGCAACGGCGTCAACCCAAGAGTCAGGATCGTTGTCCCGCATATCCCGCCACAGCGCGTCGTTGTGGTACGGGCAAAACGTGCAAGCTGATTTGGCGGGCAGTGGGTACCCATGCCTCTCCATCCAGCGCAAGCAATCGTTGCGGCTCATTCGTTTTTCAATAAGCGGCCAACGGTTTTCAATCCACCGCTCGCGGCTTGGCTTCATCCGCACAGCCTCATCAAGTGATATGCCTATCCAACACTCAACCGTTTGCGCAGGAATCCGTTGGCGCGGCTTGTAGCCCGCAAGCCGCCGCATCTCCCGGTTAAGCGGCATAATCTTAAATTCGCGGGTGCATTGTCGCCGCAATAATCCGCCGCCCGCATCGCCGCTAGTGAAGAACGGGGCCGAAACAAACCGGCCAGCGTTGGCCTCGCGAACCACAGTGTCCCGCAGCGATCCCTGCGTCACGATATGCACCGGAAACGGCAGCACGTTGTCCGACATCAGCCAGTTCAAGTGATCATAGACCGCCTTCGGTTCAGACTGTGTGTCGGCAAAAATGGCGCAATCGGGCATGTGTTCAAACTCGCCATGAGCGGCCATCAGCGCCATCGTGGTTGACTGCACACCAGCACCGAGAGAGAGAACGCGAAGCTGAGGCTCCATCACAGCACCCCCTCTAGTCTAAAGGCTTGAGCGTAAGCGTCTTAGCCCTGACTTTGCGAGCAGGCTTGGCCTCGACAATCTTTTGCGGTTGCGCTGCATACTTGCGCTCGCCCCAGATAACTTTATAAGCGGCATTGTTGGCAAGGCCATGCGCCTGTTCATGGCATCCCATGATCTCTTTGAGATTGCGCTCTGCCTCTTCAATCATATCCTCGGCATCACGCTTGCGCTGCTTGCCTGTCACCAGCATGGCTAGATAGTCATTCCCGCCCTCCAAAACAGACAGGTCAACGGATGGCGCACCGTCGTCAACGCGGCTGTAGGCGGTGTCGGCGTCTGCGCTACTGATCGGCGGGTAGAAGTCACAGTCTGTGACACGCCGTTTAAACTCAACCGATGCGTCGATGATCCGTTGCTGAACCGCAGGATCGCTGGCGTAGACATACAGCCTTAATTCAATGCCACGGTATAGAGTGGCAACAACTCCCCATGCGTGGCCAGTGCATGCCATCTGCGCCTGTAGTTGCAGCGGCCCGCGATGCGGCGGCGGCTCCATCTCTGGCAGCGCAGAAGTGACCTTGCTCTCAATGATGCCCAATCCATTGATCGCAATCTTCGGTGCGTTGACAGCGTAGATGCCGCGCTCCGTGTCAGTCGAAACGAAGCCAGACCCGCGCGCCTCGCCATCTAGGCTGCAAGCCAGCGGAGCCGACCTATGGAAAAAGGCTTCGTTAAACTCCGTTTTAACATGGGTCAGGGCGAGGCGCTCGGCTGCGAGGTTGATGATGATCGGTTCGAGCCGGTCGCCCCAGCCTGTCGCCTCGTTGCCCTGCCAGTCGTCGGGCTTTCCTTCGGCTGCCGCAATGGCCTTTGTCAGTGCGTCGTTCGGGGTTGACCACGGGTTGTAGCCCATGATGGTCGCAACCGTGCTGGCCGTCGCCATGTCGCTCGGCGTCAGTTTTCCTACCATTTTTTGTACCTCCTATATCCTGTAGATATATGACTTGCATCTTCCAGTCATCGTCCGTATATAAGCTATTCGACACATCCAGACAAGGACTTTGTGACATGACACGACGCATGACCCGCGCACTCTTTTCGATCCGACCCGAAACTATGGCTTTAATTGATGAGGCGTGGCCGACCTCCGCACATAGGAACCGATCCAGCTTCGTTGACGAAATCTTGGAGCGCGAAGTCAGCGCCTATCTACAGGAGCGCAAGCCGCGCATCGACAGGATGATCGAGGCCGCCAGAAATAATGGTTAATGGTCGCGCCAAGGGCGCGAGCTTCGAGCGCAGCATTGCCTCAGACCTTGAAGCAGAACTTGGGATCAAGTTTAAACGCGACCTAGACCAGTACAGGGAGCGCGACCGAGGCGACCTGATCCCGGTGAGTTGCGACAACTGGCCGTTTCTCGTCGAGTGCAAACGATACGCCGGGACCGGCGTGGCACCGCCGCAGTGGTGGGATCAAGCCTGCACCTCGGCCAGCAAGGCAGGGCTGATGCCGTGTTTGATCTACAAGTTCGACAGGCGACCCATTGTGGCCCGCGTTCCGGTGCAGGCCATGGTCCGAATGGCTGACGGCAAAGAGACATATGACTGGCAGTATTATTGTGAATTGACGTTCGCGGCGTTCTGCATGATTGCGCGCGAACTTCTAGCCCCATCCCCCGCAATGACGCGGGCGGATCAACCGAAGAAGGAAAACTAACTATGGCACTAGGTATCGTAGACAATGGTGGCAATGGCAGCGGTAGCGGTGGTGGCAACTTCACGCCAATCGTGAAGTGGGATGCGAAGGCAGGCGACTTCATCGTGCGGCACAGGGAACAAACGGCTGCGGGCGAGTGGGAGAACGACGACGTAGATGTACAGATGCCGGTTAAACTTATTGCTGATTTAGAGAATGTCGAGGTTGGCTGGGTGGCGTATGTGCCCACACCGAGTTTTGTGATGACCAAGATTGGCGGCGCGATGCCAGCCAAGCCGACCGAAGACCACAAGATGGGCTTCCGCGTCCGTCTATACAACGACGAACTAGGGTTGCGCGAACTTTCGTCCGCTGCAAAAACTGTCGTTCGTGCGCTGGATGAACTCCACGATCAATACGTTGCGGAAGCACCGGCCAACGAAGGAAAGCTGCCGGTCGTCGAAATCAAGGGAGGCAAGAAGATTAAGGTCAACACGCCCGGTGGCGAGTTGTCCTTTAAGGTCCCAGACTGGTCTATCGTTGGATGGACCGACCGGCCCAAACAAATGGATGGCGACAGCGAAGGCAACGCGCCAGAAACGAAGAAGGCGGAAGTTTCCGTGGATACCGGCGACATTTTTTAAGTCTTGCGGGGGCGGCTGCGGTCGCCCCCGTTTCTACAGGAAGGTTTAAACAATGACTAACATCGCGGCGTATGCTCGCACGGTAGCGACAGCATACCTAGGAGAACCGAATCCCAAGTATTCCAACAGCAGGGAATTACGCTGGGGCACCAACGGCAGCATGTCGCTCGACCTTGCCACCGGGACTTGGTATTCGTTCGAGGACCAGGAAGGCGGCGGCGTTGTTGACCTTGTGCGCCGCCACGAGGGGGCCGGGCTGAAGTCGATCCCCGAGCTGCTAGAGAAGAAGTTTGGCATCGCGCGAAAGGATCAGGGCAGACTTGAGCCGCGCGAGTGGCGAGAGGCCATCTATCCCTACGTTAACGAATCTGGCGAGATTGTGGCAGAGGTCGAGCGCCGCGTGGACAGGGACGGCGGCAAAAGATTCCTGCAATACCGATACGAGGCGGGCCGACGGGTGGCGGGTATCAATGGTATCGAGATGCCGCTGTACAGGCTGCCGGACTTACTGGCCCGGCCCGACGAGCCTGTCTTCGTCGTTGAGGGAGAGAAGTGCGTCCATGCGTTAAGCAGGCTGGGCCTGTTGGCGACAACCGCGAGCCAGGGTTGCAACGGTTGGCGGCCACACCACGCAAAGCATTTAAACGGGCGCAATGTCGTCGTGCTGCCCGACAATGACGAGGCAGGCGAGAAGTACGCCAACGCCGTCATCGCCTCGCTGGACAAGTCAACGACCCAGATCAAGATTGCCCACTTGCCCGACCTAGAAGAAAAGCAGGATGTCGTTGATTTTCTAAAGAGCGGAAAAACTGTCGAGGATTTGCTAGAGATAGTGCGCGCCGCCCCTGTCGTTTTTGGAGATTCAGAGAATTTTGACGCCGCGCCTAGCCCTGACCATGCTGAAACTGAGGTTGGGGACGTGCTGGCCGACACGTTTGAGGTGCTGGACATTCGCGCAGTACGTGCAAAGCCTCCAGTCGAATGGCTGGTGGACGGGGTGCTACCCGACGCGGAATTTTCGGTGCTTTATGGCCCGCCGGGGGCGGGTAAATCCTTCGCGGCCCTCGATATCGCGCTTCACGTCGCGGCGGGGCGCGCGTGGCATGGCAAGGCGACAAAACAAGGCGCGGTGCTGTACATCGC